GCGTTTGGTGAACTCAAACTTATGGAAGGATCCGCTAAGATTATCTCTCTCATCGCAAGAGACGAAAATCAGCACCTTGTCATTACTCAAAACATCCTCAATAAGTGGCGTGAAGGAGATGATGCAGAAATGCAACAAATTGCTAATGAAGAAGAAGAATGGGTGAGAAGTGCGTTTAAGAATTGTGTAAATGAAGAAAAAACTTGGGCAGAGTATCTCTTTAAAGATGGCTCTATGATTGGATTGAATGATAAACTACTTTGGAACTATGTTGAATGGATTGCAAATCGTCGTATGAAGGCAATTGGTCTCAAACCGGAATATGATATTCCGGCAAAGAACAATCCACTTCCTTGGACTGACCACTGGTTAAATAGTAAATCAGTTCAAATGGCACCACAAGAAGTAGAAATTTCTAGCTATGTGGTGGGTGGTATTAAACAAGATATGAAATCTAATGATTTTTCTGGATTTCAGTTGTGACGCAAGAGGGGTTTTACCCCTCTTTTTTTATAAATAAAAAAAAGTATTGCGTATTCATATGTCTGGAATTTCTAAGTTCAAAAGAGTTTATAGTGAAGGAGTATTGAAGGGGTCTCAAAGTCAAATTAAAAAATCTAGTGGGGCATCAGCATTAACACCAGATGCGGCAGCACAACTTGGACCTAAAGCAGTAGAATTACAAAGAAAAAAAGCAAAACAAGTAGATGTTCCTGGTTTTGTGAAGACTGTAAGAAAAGAAGAAGTTGAACTTGGGGAAAGACATATGACTTCTGCAGAGAGAAGAAAAGAAGAAGCACTTGGAAAGAAAACTGGTTCTGCAAAGACCGCTATGATGAAAGAGTATGGTGCAGAAAAAGGAGAAAAGATTTATTATGCTTGGAAAAGAAAGCAAGCAATGAGTGAAGAAGCAGATGATAATGGATTTACAAAATGCTGGCCCGGTAAGAAGAAAAAAGGGTTTAAAATGAAAAATGGTAAAAAAGTAAACAATTGTGTTCCAGAAGAACTTGATTATAATGATGCTTATGAGTTTGTAATTGAAACTTTGATTGATGCTGATTTCGCAGAAGATTATGAGACTGCTGAAAATATGTTTGAGTATATGAGTAATGAATTTGTGTCAGCCATTCTTGAAGAGTATATTGAAGAGAAAGCGAGAGGAACCAGGCCAAAGAAAACAGTTCACGCATATGATGTAGATGAAACTTTGGTTGGACATGGCAAGAAAGGGAAAACAAATGTTCAGGTTCATGTAAATGATGCATCTGGTAAAAGAGTTAAGAGTTTAAGCAATCAAGAGTTCAATACTCATAAACTTGATAAAGGACATTCTTATGATTTTAGTGAATTCAGAAGTGCCAAAAAGTTTGGAGAAACTTCAAGCGCAAACAAAAAAGTAATTAAAGATGTAAAAAGAAAGCAAGCAAGAGGTCAAAATGTTCATATCATCACTGCTCGTGCGAAGTTTGATAATCCATCAGAGTTTCAAGGGCATTTGAAGAAGAAGGGTGTTGATGTTCCTATCAATAAAATTCATTATACTGGTGGAATGAAAGGTAGTGATATTGGAAAGAAAAAAGTAGATGTAGCAAAAGGAGTTGCAAAGCAGAGTGGTGCCAAGAAAATTCATATGTATGATGATGCCGCAAAGGTCCATAAGGCATTTGAGGGGGAAAAGAAAAATCAACCAACTTCCACAAAAATTAAAACTCATTTGGCAAAACCAAATGCATCTGGCGAAACACAACTTCGTTCTTATCAAGGAACAAAAGGTGGAAGAACTAGTGATAATCCATCATCAACCATAAAGCAAACGCAAAGAAGAAGACAAAGGGCAAGAAGAGGTATGGGTGAAGAGTTGTCTTGTTATGAATATTGGAAAAGCTACTTAGAGGAAAATGCTAACTTCAGCGATACTTGAACTTGAAAGAGGTCTTCTTAAGTTAAAGAAGACCTCTTATTCTTCTATAGATAAGTTGATGAGACCCATTATGAAGAAGTATGACCTTACTGCAAAGGAACTTCATAATGGTTTTGTAAATAAACACAATAAAACTCCAGATACTTGGATAAAGAAAAAGACATTCAAAGAGTTCTGCGAGAACCTAAATGAACTTTAATTTTGGAAGAACAAAAACAGAGATATTTCAGTATGCTATTATTGGAGTAGTACTGATAAGTGTTGTTGGTACTTTATCTGAATGTACTCATATTCCAGAAGATATAATATACAAAGCAATTGATAGTATTCAAAGACGCATTGCTCCGGGTTCAAGGTTGAATGATTATTTTATTCAGGACCCTCATTTATTAGATTTAAGAGTTAAAGGTGATGTAGATAATGCAATAAGAAATTATGAAAAATGGGAAAGGCAACACCGAACCATTAATATGAAAAATAAAAATATATTAAAAGAGATACAGAAATCCAAATATACTGATGCACAAAGAACAATTGTAGAAAATGCAATTTATTATGAGTTTGCTCCTGATACTAGTAAAGCACAAGAACTATTAGGACCTACGATGGGAATACGGTCTCTCTGGGTATCTCCAGACCCTAGAGAAATAAAAGACTAAATATTAGATAGAAAAGTACTTCTTACTGCTACTAAAAAGATGGATAAAAAAGAATTGGACACCTGGAACGATTTGTATTTAAGTGTTTATAGTGGAGATGAGTTGAATGGCGAATATATTACTGAAGTTGGAATAAATTTGGGTGGCCAAAAGGCAGTTGATAAAGTAAGGTCTGATATGGCTGCCGAAAGACAATCTAATTCAAGATTGGATGCTCAGAGAGCACAGAGATTTGGTGGAGTAAATCCTGTAGTTAAGGCTGCCAAAGGTGGAGTTGAAGGAACTTTAGATAAAACAACAGGGAAGTTTGCAGCAACTACACCTACACCAGCAGTATCAAAACCAGCACCTACACCAGCACCTACACCAGCAGTATCAAGACCAACAACGCCTGCACCTGCAGTAGCAAGACCAGCAGCAACAGCTTCTAGTCCAGTTCTATCAAAGAAAAATGGAGTAGAAGGGACAGGAGTTGGTTCTAATTTTAAGGCACGAGCATTTACTGATACAGAGAAATCTCGTTATGCAAGTGTTGCCGCAAAAAATGCTGCATCATCAGGAGTATCAAAACCAGTGACACAAAATCAATCTTATGAATGGCCTTCTGAAAAAGAAATCGGAAATATTGCAAGTGCTTATGCTTCAATCTATGAAGCAAAGAAAAAAGAGTATAATGCATCCAGAGACAAGGATGGAGATGGTGACAACGATTTTGCCGATAATATGATTGCAAGAATGGTTGCTTCTGGTATGTCTAGAGAAGAAGCAATTAAAAAAGTAAAGAACAAATCTTATAACAAAGAAGAGTATTCTTTGGATGAAGAAACTAAGGCAGAAAAAGAAGCAAGAATAGCGGCAAGACGAGCAAGAGTAAAGGAGATGGAAAAAGAAGGTGCAGTAATGACATCTTCCCGTAGGACAAGTGAAGTAGCAAGGCAAAGAAAAGAAGCTAAGAAAGCAGAAGCACTTGAAAGGGCAGCGTCAGCAATCCTTAATCAGATGCATGGAGCAACTGGAAGGGTGTCCGAGAGACCTATGGGTTCACAAGCACCTAAAACAAAGGAGAAGGCTCCAGAGGCAACCAGAAGACTGAACCCAAATCTCAGAAAGGATAATCTTGGGTCTGCTGCTGACAGAGTTCTTAAGTCTGTCAAAAAAGAAGAAGTAGAACTCTGGGTAAATGAACTTTTAGAAGAAGGTTATGACCTAAGTGAATATACTTGGGAAGATATGTTTGAGATTTATGAAGAACTTGAGTATATTGAAGAAAGAGACGAAGGTAAACCAGGTTTGATGTTTAAGAAGATTGCTGCAAAAGCAGCAAAGAAATATGGTTCAAAAGAAGCAGGAAATAGAGTTGCTGGAGCAATTCGTAAGAAAGTGCTTGCGAATGAAGCAACTGCAATGTCTAAAAGAGGTCATGATGAGGTTGCAATTCGTAATAAGATTGCAAAATCAACAGGTGGTGGAAAATTTGCCGATAAAGCAACTGAATTAGAAAACAGACCAACTTATGGAGATACTGCAAAGGAAGCATCAAGAGAAAAATTTGCAAGAGCGCAGAGAGGTGATTTCCGCAGAACAACTTCTTCTGATTATGGTCTTCGTGGATATGCTCATCAATCTGATACTCCTGCGGTAAAAGCAAAGCAAGCAGCAAGAGGAAACCAAAGAAGTGCTTTAACCCCTAGAGAGAAAAAAATGCTCAATAGAGAAGCATATGAAGCATACGAACTTGTAGCATCATACCTTCTTGAAAACAATTTTGCAACATCAGTTGAAGATGCAAATGAAATTATCAATAATATGAGTGAGAACTGGTTTGACAGTATCATTGAAGAAAAGAAACCTCTTCCTATTGCTAAAATGAAGAGAAAAGAAACAGAACTTCTTGGTAGTGATGAAGAACATTTTGCAACATTGAGCACACCTATGGGTTCTCCTGAAAGAAAAAAAGCAATGAAAAACCTTGACAGATTTGATAATATCAATACAGCAAGAAGAAGTGTAGCAACTAAAGGTGGCAAGAGACCATTACCAATGCCCGAAGTTGGTAGATATAGACCAAAAGACGAAGATTAATATAATATTACAATTTATTAAGCACCTTGACAGGTGCTTTTTTTATGTGTATAATAACTTCTGTGAGTTGAAAATTACTCTAGTACTTTAAAGACCCCTAAATAACTCATTAGAAACTTTAATATGAGTTATGAAAACCCTTGGTTATACAATGGGGAAGTATTTGATAGCGAACAAATAGAAGATAACTATGGGTTTGTATATCTTATAGAATGCATAGAAACTCCTAGAAAATATCTGGGAAGAAAATACTTTTGGTCTTTTAGAAAGCCCAAAGGAGGAAAAAGAAAAGTAAAACAAGAAAGTGATTGGAAAAAATATTATGGGTCTTGTCCTGAGTTAAAAGAAGAGATAAAAAGACTAGGTAAAGATAAGTTTAAAAGAACCATACTATCTTTACATAAAACTTTAGGTAAAACAAATTACGAAGAGACGAGGCAGTTATTTTTAAATAATGTGCTGACGGAAAGCCTTGAAGATGGAACTCCACTTTATTTTAACAGTAATATTCTAAGTAGGTATTACCGAAAAGATTACTTCCAAAGGGAAATCTTGACAAATCCTAAATAATAGCTTATTATGAGGAAACCCAAACACATTGGGTCATATCATGAGATTTTGATGTGAAACTTAGAGCCGTGGAAAGTGCCTCCCGAGAGGGTTGGTATACCCCCTTTCTATACGGATGCCGAATTCTATTAAACTAATGCTTTTAAACAAAACAATTCAAACCCTTTCGGTCGTTGCTTTGGGTCTTGGTGCTCTTGCTCCAATTCCCTCTCAAGCAGCGACCTGTTCTTATGCCTCACATTATGGAATTGGCGACGGTTACGATGGACAAAGAACCGCTAATGGCGAGCGGTTTGATGCTTATGGTAACTCAGCCGCACATCGTTATCTTCCATTTGGTACTAGATTGAGAGTAACTAATGAATCAAATGGAAAATCTGTTGTTATACGAATTAATGATCGTGGTCCATATGTAAGTGGTAGGAGTCTTGATCTTTCTTATGGTGCTTTCTCAACAATTGCATCACCAAGTAGGGGAGAGATTAGGGTTTGTTATGCCAGACTGTAAGTGATAAATTTATGGTCTTGACATGATGCTTATCGCATCTTATACTTCGTTTATTCAGGTGAAGTGAATTGCGGGAGAGTTAAATCTCCCATTCTGCGGATGTAACTCAACGGTAGAGTCACAGCCTTCCAAGCTGTTGGTTGCGTGTTCAAATCACGTCATCCGCTTTCTCAGAAAAATCTGAGATATAAATAAACCTTGTAGTTGTAAAACTTAACAAAATTTATGAAAATTAAATCTATTTTTGCTGGTGCCGTTGCCGTTTCTGCGATGACCGCCCCTGCATTTGCTGGTCAATTCTCTGATGTTTCTCCCACTAACTGGGCATATCAGGCAATTACCAACTTGAATGCTCGTTATGGTTGCCTTGCTGGCTATCCTAATGGCACTCTGAAGCCTGCTCAGGCTGCTACTCGTGCTGAGCTGGCTGCTCTGACGAATGCTTGCTTGGACCGCATTTCCGAGTTCTCCAGTGCTGAAGATGCTCGCACTGCGGCTGCTCTTCGTGCTGAGTTCTCTAAGGAACTGGCTGCTACTAATGCTCGTGTAACGACTCTGGAAGTTGCTTCTGCTCGTAAGGCACAAGGCGTTGGTCAGTATGTTGGTGTTGGTGTTCTTCTGGACCAACAAGGTGTTGCTGGTAATGGGTATAGTGCTAACCGCACAGTTTCTGGTGCTACCGTTCAGGCGCGTCTTCCTGTTGCTACTGTTTGGGCTAATGAAGTTTCAGTTCGCCCTTATGCTAACTTTGTCGGTAGCCCTGCTGGTCAGATTGGTGCTGCCGGTGGAGCACTTGCTACTTATGATTATTCCATCTCACGCAAGACTCTTGCCGATGGAACTAAAGTAAGTCGTGCTAATGTTTATGGTGGAGTTGGTTATCAAGTTCCCTTTGTAAACAATACTTCTTCTAACTATCAGTCTGCCGTTGGTTCACAGGGTCAAGTTGTTCTTGCTCTGGGTATTGAAGGTCGCATCACTAATTCTTTGGTTGGTTTTGCTGATCTCAAGTTCCCTACTACCAACGCTGCAAATAGCTATGGTGTTTCTAATGGAACTTATAGCCCAGTATTCACAACTGGTCTAGGTATCAAGTTCTGATAGACTACTCATAAGTTGAGTTGAGCCACCCCTTTATGGGGTGCTTGGCATTCCTTTATATTTCCTATATAATTGTATTATAAACCTTTATAATGTTTAAATGACTATCACAACTAATGATCGTGGACAGCAAAATCTGTTCGCAAAAGAACCCTCAATGTACATTACGGAGAAAGACATGCAAGAACATGAAACTGAAACTTATGCCGAACGGGCAGAAAAGTTAAATGGAAGATTTGCGATGATGGGATTTATTGCTGCGATTGGTGCTTATGCACTGACTGGGCAAATTATTCCAGGAATTTTTTGAGCTAAATTAAAAAACTAGTAGAATATATATTTTACTAATAGGATAGAATAATGATTAGTATTAGATGTAAAAATTGTAATACAAATATAGAAGGGCATCCAACAAAACCCAAATCTTGTGGATGTCCTAATTTTACTATGATTGTAAATGATAAAATTTCAGCAAGAGATTTGTCTCAAGTTGAAATTATTTCTGGATTAATTTCAAAAAAAGATGAACAAGTATCTTTAGAATTTACAAAAGAAGACCTAGCATTTCAAGAAGCAAGACGTAATCGTAAAGTCCGAAAGTTAGAGTTTGAGGTTAAGTAGTAAAACTTTAACTTAGGAAGGTGAGCAAACCTTTCTCAATTAAAATGGATAAACATACCTACGACAATTGGAAAAAAATTAAAGAAGTAATGGAAGCATCAGGAAATACAAATAACAATTTTTATAAGAGAGCCTGCGCCATTATGACCACTGGAAAAGACCCAATGGAAAATTTTTTAAAAATTAAATAAATCAATTGTTGACATAATATAATTAGAGTTGATATAATAATCAAAATACTAATTATTTTATGCCTACTGATACTCCATATTTTGATGCCTATGAAAAGACTAGGCAAGAACAAGAATTGTATAAAATTAAATTAAGTGTCAGAGCTGCTCTTCAAGAGGCATTACATAATGCTAATATTGAAATTACTCACGCTGACATAGAAATTGCGCTTTACGGGACTAAGATAAGAGAAAAAGTTAAAGTTTTTGACACCTATTATGATTGAAATAAATTTTCAATATCTTGAAAACAATTTTGAGGATGTTATGGCAGAAATTGAAGAAGGTAAAAAGTTCGTACTCAAGACTCCAGATGGGGAGTTAATAGTTCTTTGCTCAGAAAAAGATGAATCTATAAAGTTTGCAGAGCAACAACAATGTATCTCCCCATATACTATTGATAATACGAATTGAGTGTCAATAAAATTAAAAATAAAAAATAATCTATTATGGCAAGAAAAAGAACAATTACCTTATCCGAAAGATATTTGCAAGGAGGATATTGCACTGACAAATATCAATTAGGATATTATGACCATTTTTATGAAAAACATTTTAAACCTCTTACTAAATCTCCAATTAATATTTTAGAAATTGGAATTCGTGGCGGAGGTTCTATTAAATTATGGAAAGAATATTTCCACCCTGATTCTAATATCTATGGTGGAGAAATTGAAAATTTTGTACCTATAGAGAATACAACTTGTTATAAAATGGATATGTATTCCCAAGATGCCTTAAATTTATTTGAAGATTCTTATTTTGATATTGTAATTGATGATGGTCCTCATACCTACGAATCTTTTGAACTGGTAATTGTGAAATATTACTCTAAACTTAAAAATGGTGGAATTCTAGTAGTTGAAGATATTACAAAAAATGAATGGGTTTCCCCTTTGCTTGATTTAGCAAAATCTTTGGGATACACTAAATATGAAGCATTTAATATGTCCGGAAAACAAAAAACTGAAAATTTGCTTGAACTTTGGGCACCGGGATTACATATTTTAAAAATTACCAAATAAAATAATGGCACATAGCACACAACAAGATTTTATCTCATATGTAAAAAATAAATTTCCAAATTTGTTTGAGAATGTAAAAGTCCTTGAAATTGGAAGTTTAGATATCAATGGAACTATGAGGTCGTTTTTTTCAAATTGCGATTATTTGGGAATTGATGTAGGTGAAGGTAAAGGAGTTGATTTAGTATGTCAAGGACAAGAGTATGATGCTCCAGATGAATCATATGATGTATGCACTTCTGGAGAATGTTTTGAGCACAATCCATATTGGGCACAAACTTTTGCAAATATGGTAAGAATGTGTAAAAGTAATGGGCTAGTTTTATTTACTTGTGCTACAACGGGAAGAAAGGAGCATGGAACAACTAGGACTGATTCAGGTTCTTCTCCTCTTACTGTAGGTATTGGATGGGAATATTATAAAAATCTTGATGAGCAAGATTTTAGGGGGTCTTTTGAAGAATCTTTTGATGAAATTTTTTCGGAGTATGAATTTCATAGCACTGAAGATTATGATAATCCTACCGATTTTATTAAAAACATGAGGACCTACATCAATCCTTGTGAAGATCTTTACTTTTGGGGAATCAAAAAATGAAATTAAAAAATGGTATTTTTTTAAATAAATTAAAAAATAAAAAAAATAAAAATAGTAAATATATTGATTTAATAGAACACTCTCTTTTGAAACAAAATATAAAACTTCCAAATTGGATACTAGAAATGGATGGAATGTCTGGAAAAAAATATAGATATTTTATTAATAATTTAATAGAGTCTTTATCGGAAGATGCGAGATATCTTGAAGTTGGTTGTTGGAAAGGGTCTACTTCTTGTTCTGCAATTTATAATAATAAAGTTAAAGCATATTGCATAGACAATTGGTCTGAATTTGGCGGACCTAAAACTATCTTTTGTGATAATATTCAAAAGTGTGCAGATGAATGTTCTGATATTGAAATAGTTTTTGAAGAAAGTGATTTTAGAAATATTAAATATGATGAAATTGGAAAATATAATATCTACTTTTTTGATGGGCCTCATCAAGAACAGGACCAGTATGATGGGTTAGTCTTCGCGCAACCTTCATTGGATAATGAGTTTATCTTTATTTGTGACGATTGGAATTGGAAAAAGGTGAGGGATGGAACATTAAATGCCATTGAAAAAAATAATCTTGATGTGATTTTTTCTGTTGAAATCAGAACAACGGATGATGATTCATATCCTCCCGAAAATAATACTATGCAGAATAGTGATTGGCATAATGGATACTATATTTCAGTTTTAAGAAAAAATGAAGCCAATTGATGGGGTAAGTCTTTCAAATTTATGTGATTATTCTTTTGGAGACCAATCGGGAAGTTTTGGAAATGTTCCTGAGCATTTTATGAAAAATGCAAATCTTTTAAATATAGAATTTGTTGAGAGGGTTTTATTTGAAACCAAAGAGTGCATGACTCTTTTTATTGATAATATAAGACTCTATAAAAGAGAAATTGAAAGTGTAAAATCTTATGATAGATTTTATGTAAATTCTTTGATGGAGGAAAGTGATCTTTTGAGTTTATGCTCAAACTTTCCTGATAAAAAATTTATAATCTTTACAAATCTTGAAGACACTCCTATTGATGAATATATTTTTGATAAAATTCCAAATAATGTTTTAAGTATAAATGCAGTAAATTCAATTTCTTATGGTGGGAAGGTTAATCCAATTCCTTATGGTGTGCAGAGAAAATTGTCACTAAATGATGATAGGATCAATATACTAACGAGTTTAGTGAATAGTCAAAGTTTTTTTATTCCTACTCATCTACTATATGTCAATCATAGTGAAAATACTAACAACGACCGAATAGGAATTGTTGATATTTTTAAAAATAAAAGTTGGGCTATTACCAGCACATCTAGAAAAGAATATTCTGAATATCTAAATGATATTAATTTGTGTAAATTTGTTATATGTCCTATCGGAAATGCAATAGATTGTCATAGAAATTGGGAAGTTCTTTATATGAGGAGAGTTCCTATCATGAAGAAGAATGATTATTTAGAGTATCTTATGAAGGACTATCCAGTTCTTTTTGTGGACGATTACTCTGATGTCACCGAAGATCTTCTTATTGTTAATGAATACTTATTTAATAATATGCAGGAGATTAATCTTGATAATTTGGATATTGAGAATTTTTATGATAAAATAGTCAATAATTCAATTAAAAAAAATGATTAATCTCCCTAATGTAACTCTCATTTGTGTATCTTCAGTAAATCTCCCTCAAACCTATTTTGCTTTTAGTAAAAGTATTGAAAGGATTAATTTTGGTGCAGTAAGATTAGTCACTCATGAAAGACCAAAAGACCTCCCAGATTTCATTGAATATTCTGAATGTTATCAGATTAAAAATATTAATGATTATAGTTACTACTGCATTTATAATTTAACAAATCATGTACATACTTCCCATTGTTTAATAATTCAGGCAGATGGATTTGTAGTCAATCCCGATAAGTGGGATGATTCTTGGTTAGAATATGACTATATTGGCGCACCATGGCAATATACTGAAAATGCTTATGTTGACCCATTTGGCAAGCATCAAAGGGTTGGGAATGGTGGATTTAGTTTGAGAAGTAAGAAGCTTTTGGATGTCCCTAAACATGAATACATTGAATGGAATGTTAATCAAGGTGATTTTTATAAACATATGAATGCAAATAACTTTGCTGAAGACGGAAATATTTGTGTTCATAATCGTCATATATACGAAAGATGTGGATGTAAATTTGCTCCAGTAGAAGTTGCGGCAAAATTTTCACACGAAAAATCTATTGAAGAAACTGTAGGAATAACTCCCTTTGGATTTCATTATTATTTACCAAAAAATACACAATTATGATTGGTTTTAATCACATCGGTAGCCAAGGTAGACTTGGAAATCAAATGTTTCAATATGCTGCACTTCGTGGCATTGCCAAAACTAAAGGGTATGAATTTTGTATCCCCGAATCAAATTTTAAAAATGAATGGGAGAACCATCAATTATTTGAAGCTTTCACTCTTCCAAATTTAAAAAATAAAAAATTTCTATCTGGCAATTATTATCAAGAAAAACAATATAATTATTCTCAAAAATATGTTGATGAATGTCAGAATAATATAAATCTATTCGGGTATTTTCAAACTGAAAAGTATTTTTCACATATTGCAGATAGTATTCGGGAGGACTTTACATTTAAATCAAAAATTTTAAATCCTTGTATAGAAGCGTTTAATTTTGATGAAGTAATCTCTTTACATGTTCGTAGAACTGATTATGTACAAAAATCTGTAGAACACCCTCCTTGTCCTTTAGAATACTATGTGGAGGCGCTGAGTAAATTTGATTCCAATCTTCCAGTTCTTATTTTCTCTGATGATATACAATGGTGTAAAGAACAAGATTTATTTAAACCCGATAGATTTATGATTTCTGAATCTGAGTGGAATCTTGTAGATATGTGCCTGATGTCTATGTGTTCTCATCATATCATTGCTAACTCATCATTTTCTTGGTGGGGGGCTTGGTTATCTGGATATGATAATGTAATTGCACCATCTCGTTGGTTTGGTGATAGTGGATACACCGCACAGCATAATACTTCTGATATTATTCCTGAAAGGTGGGTAAAAATTTAATGTCTGAAATTTCTATTTGTATTCCTACTTATGAATTTTATGGGGATGGAGTTAAGTACCTTTCAGAATTGTTTGATACAATTGAATATCAAACATTTACTGATTATGATATTGTAATTTCTGATCATAGTAAAGATGATGAAATTTATAATTTTTGTGAAAAAAGTTCTAAAAAATTTGAAATCACTTATGTTCGAAATGAAAATGGTAGAGGGTATCAGGCACCGAATACAAATTGTTGTTTAGAATTTGCTGAAGGTAGAATTTTAAAAATCATCTACCAGGATGATTTATTCGTTGATTCATTTGCATTACAAAAGATTAAAGACACTTTTGATAAAACTCAATGCAAATGGATGATGCATGGATTTAATCATACACCTGATGGTAAATCATTTAATCGACCAATGATTCCTAGATGGACTGATATGATGCTTGAAGGTAGAAATCTTTTAGGAAGTCCCTCTTGTTTTGTTACATTAAATGAGTGCAAACTTTATATGGATGAAACTATTAGATTGCTTATTGATACTGATTTATATCATCGAATGCGAATGTCCTATGGAATGCCTCATATTTTGGAAGATATTTTGGTTTCAAATAGAGAACATCCAGATAGAGTAAGTAGTAATCGTGTCACTTATGATATGCAAATTAATCATCCAGAAGGTAGTTGGTCAGTTAATAGAAATGAATATGAGTATGTAACTGAAAAATATAAAAATAATAGAGAGTATCCTGATGAAAATTGATCTTAAAGATGCAACTTTTATAGTTCCAATCAGAATTGAATCTGACGATAGACTCCGAAATGTAATTACTACATTATGCTTCTTAATGTCCAATTTTGATACAAACATTATTGTTCATGAAGTTGATAAGGAATCAATTTTTAAAAAAGATGCCTTGCCACAAATAGAAGAATACCTTGAGAATGATATTTTATCTCTTACTCATATATTTGAACAATCTTATTCACCTTCATTTCATAGGCAAAGAGTTTTAAATGATATGTTGATGTTGGCAAATACTTCGGTGGTTGTTAATTATGATTGTGATATTTTACTTCCCATAGAATCTTATGTGTCTGCATATAATTTGCTTCTAAGTAAAGAATCTGATGTTGTTTATCCTTATGGATATGGAGATTATCAGAAACAAGTATTTGCTGATGATGAACTTGTATCTGATTTTTTAAATTATGATTTTAATTTTAAAGTATTAGAAGAAAAATCTAAACTTTATATGTCACAATATGGATTTGTTCAATTCTTCAATCGCCAAGTTTATATTGATGGTGGTATGGAGAATGAAAATTTTGTTGCATATGCACCAGAAGATGTGGAACGATTTTACAGATTCACGACTTTGGGTTATACTGTATCTAGAATTGATTCAGTTATCTATCATTTGGAGCATAAGAGGACTGAGAACTCTTGGTTCAATAATCCCCATATGCAAAAAAATAATGACTTATGGAATACTATTCAAAAAATGAATAAAGACCAACTTAAGCAATACTATTCAAATCAAAAATATCTTAAAAAGTATAATGGATAAAAATAAATCTACATACAAACTTAAAAATCTTCCTCCGGTTTACTATTTAAATTTAGATGGTCAACCTGAAAGGAATGAGTATATGGAAGATCAATTTAAATATTGGGAAATTAAAAATTATACTCGTATCTCTGCTTATGATGGTCGTGAAGATGATCTAAGCCATATTATCAAAGGGCGTTATCCTGACAATATGACTTCCGGTGAAATTGGATGCATTACATCACATCTTAAAGCAATAAATCATTGGATGACAACTTCCGATAGTCCTTGTGCTATCATTATGGAAGATGATGTAGATTTTCAAACAGTACAGAATTGGAACTTCTCTTGGTCTGATTTTTACTCTAGAATTCCTTATGATTGGGATGTAGTTCAACTGGCAATTATTTGCACTGGACCTCTTCATATAACTCTACATAGAAGATTTGTAAATGATTTCTCAACTGCTGCATATATTATCACTAGGCATCACGCACAAAAAATAATCAATCATCATATTCGTGGGGATAAATATAAACTTGATAATGGAGTGAAACCTCGCGCAGTTGCAGATGATTTAATCTATAACTCAGGGAATACTTATTCAATTCCATTATTTTTATATAAGATTGCATTAGGTTCTTCTATTCATCCTGAACATATTGATATTTTTCATAAACAGAGCTACGATAGTCTTTTAAAATTTTGGAATGAAAGTGGAAGTGATCTATCTATTGAAAAGCTTATGGAGTTTGACCCATATTTAGGAAGAATAGCAGAAACTAGGGAATAACTGAAAGTTTCCTAGAGTGTTCTAAAACACTAACACAAATAAGTATGCATACTTATCCTTACTCTAAATATAGGGTAGGGATTTTTTATCTCAATGGTATACTATTTCTTTTTAGTGTATTTTAGTTCAATGTTAGCAATAATTATAATAAAAACATCTCAATCTAAATAGGATAGTTATTAAAAATATATTAAAATGAAATTTGATTTTATTAATTTTTTCAAGTATTACGATGAGCACAATGTAAATCATGTTGCTGGTGTTGGCATTCTTGCTAAAGCAATTCCAACTTTACTAGTATCAAATGCTGGTTGGGTAGTTACTTATCGTGGAGAGGATACTGGAGAGGCAGTAGTTCTTTATAAGTTCTTTCAGTACTTCAATGAAAAGAATGCAAACCATGTAAAAGCAGTTGGCGAACTAGCAGCTAAACTTTCCGCAGAACTACTTTCAGATACTTCTGCATGGGTTGTGAAGTATAGAGAAAAACCACCAGCACCAAAGGAAATTAATTTGAATGTTCCTTACTTCAATCAGGTAGATAATTATAGGGATGCATCTAGAACTTGTAACTCTTCATCGTGTGCGATGTGCCTAGAGTTTATTAAACCAGGAACACTTCATGGTTCCAAAGGCGATGATGCTTATATTCAAAAAGTATTCGCAATTGGTGATTCAACAGACCATTCAGTTCAGACCAGTGTTCTTGCGTCTTATGGGGTTAAGTCTGAATTTTATTACAATCTGGGGTTTGATGATATTGATAAGAGTTTATCTGCTGGGAAACCTGTTGTTATTGGTATCCTACACAGGGGGTCTCTGTCTGCTCCTACTGGTGGGCACATGGTTGTAGTCAAAGGAAAGACTGCTAAAGGTGATTACTATATCAATGATCCATATGGGTCTCTGAATGATGCTTATACTGGACCTGTAGGGAATGGTAAGAATGCTGTTTATAGCAAAGAAGTTCTTTCTCATCGTTGGTTAGAACAAGGAACCCCAGGCACTGGTTGGGGAAGAATTTTTAAATGACTATTCAACTCATAGATGTAGCAAAGTATTATATTGGCACTGAAGAACAGGATGCTGCTCTTAAATTCCTACAAGGAAAACTTTCCGAAATAGTTTTATCTACATTTGGAACTACTTATCGGAATACTCCTAAACCAGAACCAATTGAACTGGTAAATGCGGTTAAGTATTATAAGGGTCTGACTCCGCAACTTGCAGCATTTACTTATTTGCAGACAACTATTCCTACGGATATTCTAAATCAATTTGAAACTCTTTGGAGAAAGAAACCACGATTACCTAAACAATTAATTTCCAGCATACAACTAGCACATATCTGGGGATGTAAAACTACAGTTATTCCTACAAGTCAAGTAGCAGATTTAAATAATTGTTTAAGAACTTTTAATATCACTACAACACTTCGTATGCGTCATTTCCTGGCTCAGATTTCTCATGAGTCTGGTGGTGGAATCTATACTGAAGAACTTGCTTCTGGTGCTGATTATGAAGGCAGAAGTGATTTAGGTAATACTCACCCCGGAGATGGTAGAATATATAAGGGTGCCGGATTTATTCAATTGACTGGAAGAGCAAACTATCAGGCACTTTCTAATTACCTACATGACCCAAAAGTTATGGATGGAGTTTCTTATGTTGCTTCTAAGTATCCTGCAACTTCTGCTGGTTTCTGGTGGCACAATAATGGAATGAATGCTCTTTGTGATAAGAATCCATCAGTAGAGCAGGTTACTTTAAGAGTGAATGGTGGTTATAATGGGTTGTCTAGCAGACAAGAATATTATCAGAAATGTTGTGAGGTTATTAAGTGATTCCAATCTTACTTGCTGCAGTTATAGTTACTGTTCCTATTAAACCAAATCCAGAATTAACTCCTGGAGCAGCAGATCCTACAGCAACTGTAGAAAAGATTTGCACTCCAGGATATACTGCTACGGTTCGTAATGTTCCAGAGTCAGTTAAGAGACAGGTCTTTGCTGAGTATCATATTGATCCAACATCTGATAAGTTTGAGGTAGATCATTTAATTTCACTTGAACTTGGTGGTAGTAATGATATTAAAAATTTATGGCCTCAAAGTTATACTACTCAACCATTAAATGCTCACCGTAAAGATGTATTGGAAAATAAACTTCATAGGATGATTTGTTCTAAACAGATTACAATGAAAGAAGCACAAAAAGCAATCGCAACTGATTGGGTAAATGCTTATAATAAGTATATTGGTAACTAATAAATATACTATACTTGGAGTTCTTGAATGCTTTCTACACAATATAGATTGAAATTGAATGTAATTTGTGATAAAATTATTAAAGGTGAAAGTGTTGAATTAAGTGAGATGATATGGGCAGAAAAGTTAAGTAAAGCAAATCGTTCTGCAGCAACAATACTTCGTCAGGCGAGAAGAAGAGCAGAAAATCCCAATATGGTGACAGGTGATTTAGATGACTTTCTCAATAAATTAGATATCGGTGGAGTTGGTGAAACTCAAAAAGGTATTTCCAAATTTGATAGTGTAGATGAAATTGTAGATTTCTTTAAAAAGAATGATGGGGATGATTGGAGACAACGAGATTAAAGTATATAAATAATAGTTACCCACCTCCTCACTAAAAATGCTATCACAAAAGTCTTCTTATGATGAGACTTTGACAATTGGACAAAAACTTGCGGACCAATTATCTAACTTAGTAGGTTCTTGGAAGTTTATCATTACTCAATCAAGTTTTATAGCATTTTGGCTCATACTTAATACACTCTCACCAAAAAAACCTGACCCATATCCTTTTATGTTTTTGAATATTCTGCTTTCATTTCAGGCAGCATATACCGGACCAGTTCTTTTAATGGCAGCAAATCGTCAATCTGAAATTGATCGTAAAAGAGCAATTGAAAATTTAGAGATTGACAGAACAGATCATAAAATTATCATTGCACTTGAAAAGCATATTGATAAACACTTTGATACTTTAAATAATAGAATTGGTAATATTGAAGACAATACTAAAAAAGAAAATAAACCAAATAAGTTTATTTTTTAATTCTTAAACCACCTCAAAAAGGTGGTTTTTTATTCTTTCATTTCCAGATATGCTAGTCTTAGAATATAATAAATGCAATAACAAGTAAAAATTAAACCAGAACCCAGAATTATAATAACTCCCCAAGGCAATTCAGTCATTTCGCAATAAATATTGTATTAGTATTGGTATTTAGGATTTAATAAATAACAATACGCGATATTAAAAAAATGATTACTAATACTACCTATAGAGTTCTTGTTGAAAAACTTGGAGATTCACAACCAACCCAATTTGTTGGTAATGAAGGAGAAATATTTTATGATCCCAGCATTCCATCTTTAAGTTTATCCGATGGAACAACTATGGGAGGCTTGGCGATAGGTGGTGGAACTCAAGGAACACAAGGAGTTCAGGGAATTCAAGGTACTCGGGGAGTTCAGGGATTACAGGGCATTCAAGGTACTGATGGAAATCAAGGTACTTATGGGGGTAGTTGGACTGTATCTGCTGGTATTGGCACTTATAGTTTTACTGCACCAGCAAATGCAAATTATGTGATGTGGATGAGAGGTAATATACCAAATGGTATTTGTATTTGGAATGCTACTGTTTCCATTTCAAATACAAATGTTCCAGTAATAGGTAATCAATATGGTTGGTATTATGCTGTGGGAAATCAATTGGTATTAACAGCAATACCAAGTCAAATAATCGGCACATCTGGGTCTATAAGTACATCTAGTCCCGCTGTCAGCAATAGTAATATCTTTTCGTTTGGTATTACTAATAATAGCGGTATAGGTCAAACCGTATTGTATGGATATAAAACAATTTAAATACAGGAACTGTAGTAAGCATTATAGATGAATAATATAAAATAATTATCTTCCTTCCTGTTCGTGTATCCAAACTTTTAAACTTTTAATATATTTTCTTAGTATCTGTGCCTGTTCTTCGTGCCACAAATCACCCGTCTCCAAATGAAGACGGGTATGATTATCTATTGCTTTGAGTATTTGGTGAATGGGTTTGTTCCATTTTTCTCTATGAGGGGTATCAAACTCTCTTGCCATAATACCTCATTATTTTTTACCTTTTAAGTATTGATTTAACTGCTCTTACTGGTCTTTCAAATGCTTGTCTAACTGCTGGCGTGGGTCCTGTCTTGACCATTTCGGGACTGAATGCCTTATGAGGTCTCCAACCTTTAACACCAGTTGCTCCAGATTTGAATGCTTTATCAGTCCTGGTTAGTTGGTTTTTATCATCATCCATCAATTTTTTCCAAGATGCGTTGTTCTCATCAGGAACTCTTTCATCTCTTCCTTTATTCCACCAATCCTTTGCTTTTTTTGCTAGGTTTGCTTCTGTGATAAATTCATTATAAGTTTTCATTTATACTGACGTGTTTTAAGTATTTAGAATTCTTTTAGCATACTAGATATAGTATCTTTGTATATTAAAGATGCAACTTTACAGTTCTCCAGAAGATTATCTTTACAACTTAGAAACGACTTCACCACAAGAGGCTAGAAAACTTTGGAGAAAATCAATTAAAGAAAAATGGGAACATAAATGTGGGTATTGCGAAAGCACAGAAGACCTTACCCTAGACCATATTATTCCCCAGTTTAAAGGCGGGGGAGACCATTTGACAAATGTTATATGTTGTTGCCTTAATTGTAATCGTTCTAAGGGTCATTGTGATTGGATAGATTGGTATAGGTCTCAAGAATTCTTTACTATTGAAAGATATGATGCTATAGTGAGATGGAGAACCCAGCTATCAAACCAAGAACTGCGAGTTTATCGCCCACGAAAAAATATGGTTGACTAATAAATAGTAGTATCTTTATCTTTTTGTATGGATAGTGGCAGTCTTCTTCCGTTATTTGATGAAATAACGGGAGCCCTAATCGGATTTTTAATTATTATTGTTCCTATATTTATTATTTTATTATGAGTTTTATAGTTTATTCACGCCAAGGATGTCCATATTGTGATAAAATAAAAAAAGTTTTAAGTAATGTAAGTATTACTGCAGACTCTCCAACCATACATTATGAACTTGGAGTTAATTTCACAAGAGAAGAATTTTATAAAGAATTTGGAGAAGGTTCCACATTCCCACAAGTAGTATACAACTCTAATCATCTTGGGGGATGCATAGATACTGTTAAATATCTACAAGAGAATAATATGATTTGATGAATAATCTAAATAATATAGGAATTCACGATAGAAATCGTGGGGTTGAGTTATTACTTTATAGGAGGGAAGATACACCTAAAGAGAATATAAAGAAAAGAATTCACTTTGAAAAAATTATTTCTCTTTTCCAAAGAGAATTTAAATTAAAGTTAGAATTTTCAATAACAGACAGCTCTAAACTTTCGGAGAAATAAAATGTTAGCAGCAGAACTTACCATTTTTGGTCTATTAAGTTTTTTATTCTTATGTATAGGTGGAGTTATCGGTTGGTTAGCAAAAATGCATTCCTATGAAACGCAACCTCAAAGAATTTTTATGCATCCTGAAATGTTTGATAATAACGGAAATATTATTCCTGATGAAATTGTGGCAGTCCGATTTGAAAATGGATATTTTGATTCCGAAGACGACGAAGACGATGAAGATTAACCCCTAGATACTATAAATTAAACTGAAAATAATTATGACTACTACAAAAACTACAACAACAAAACCTACTGCAAAACCTGCTACAAGAAAAAGAACTACTACTCCTAAACCAAAAGTGGAGAATACAAAGCTTCCAAATAATCCTTTTGTATTTGAAGTTTTGGGATTAGTGAATGCCCAAACAACTGATGCCGAAAAAGTAAAAGTTTTAAAGGAATATGAACATCCTTCATTAAAATCAATTTTTATCTGGAACTTTGATAATAATGTAGTTTCAATGATTCCTGAGGGTGAAGTTCCATATTCTACTGCTGGTGAAGACTTGGTAAAGTCTGGCTCAATGTCTGAGCGGATTGAAAAGGAAGTAGAAAAAATGGAATCATATGATAACTCTTCCATCAGTTATACTGAAAAGATTAGAGCTGGTCATACTTCACTAAGAACTGAATATGAAAGTCTAATTAATTTTGTAAAGTCAGTGGATGGAACCCCTGGAAATCCGGGACTTCCCTCACTAAGAAGAGAAAGTATGTTCATTCAACTTCTTGAAGGTCTACATCCTCTAGATGCAGAAATTCTTTGCCTAGTGAAAGATAAAAAACTGACGAACAAATATAAAATTACCAGAGAAATTATATCAGAAGCATATCCAGATATCATCTGGGAAAGGAGATGAGGTGTAAAGTTGGTCATTCTTCATAAAGATTGTTCTCCAGAACTTAAAAAAAATAAAGAGCTTCCACGAGATACATATTTAGTCTCTTATCTAGTAGATAATGAGTTAAAATATGATATAGTTAGTAGTGGTAGCATTGTATCAGTATTTGATTATTACTACGATGAATACCGAAATGTAAATGCTATTGTATGGACGGATGGGAAAATTAATCCCAAATCTTATGGATATACTCCTAAGACAACAGACCCGAAAAAAAGAAAATAAAGCAAAGAGGGGTTGACTTCCCCTCTTTTTTTCTGTATTATATCAAGAGAATACGAGAGATTGAATGAAAATTAAAGAAGATAAATTGATTAAGCATTTAAAGAAAGCACTTGAAAATGATGAAGTGTATTCGGATGAAGAACTTTTTTATATGAAAAAACAATTGCGTATTCTTGAAAACAATTTGAAAGAATTTAAAAAACTAACATCAAAAGGATTTGGAAAATAGTATGAGACCTATTAAAGCAAATGACCTTCTGGAACTAGATAACAAAATGAAAGTCGTGATGCTTAGGCAATCACAACTTCCACAAACTCTGGTCTGGCAGGCAGGAAAGAATGATTATTCCGAAGAACCTATTCATACAATATTTCCACCGAATGAAACGGAATGTGGAAAATGGGTTGTTGAACAACTACTTGCAAATGAGCGTGGGCACTGGGGTCCATTGGAACATCCTGCGATTGCTTTGGACTGTGTTGGATTTGTTCATAATGTAATCGTTCAGGCAAGAACTCATCGGGTTGGAGTATCCTTTGATGTTCAATCTCAGCGGTATACTGGTCGCCGTGTACTAAAAGTTGCTAAGGGGGATTTACCTCCTGAAGAGGTTTATTATGTGCGTCCTCCTGGGCTCTACCTTGACCGTAAAGGGCATAAGTATGAATGGACGCAGGAAGATTATAAAAGAGAGTTAATGTTCTGTGTAGAGGCATCTGAGCGTTATACAGATTTATTTGAAAACCGTGGTATGGCAGAGGAGCATCTTCGTGATTATCTTCCTCAGAACATTCGTCAGAACTTTGTAGTTACATTCTCACTCAGAGCAGCACTTCATTTCTTGGATTTAAGGGCAAAACTTGATGCACAGGTAGAAATTCAAGCACTCTGTGAGGGTATGGTTCCTGTAATTAAAGCGTGGGTTCCTGAAATCTTCAGTTATTATGAAGAGAAGAGGTTACATAAAGCTAGATTATCTCCTTGAGGCATTATGAAAACTTGGTGTGTAAAAGACCATTTAACTGGTCATATATTTAAAGTTCTTCTTACTGATGAAGACGCATTTCAGAAATTCCTAAAAGAAAATCCAGATATTGATGAATGTATTGAATGTGTAGAATGTGATGATGCATCATCTATTACATTGGAATAAATACTTTTATATAAAATGGAGATTTAATTTTGGCAATTTATCCAATTATTCATAAAGAAACTGGTGAGACTAAAGTGATTGAAATGAGTGTTCACGACATTACCCAGTGGTACAACGACAATCCTGAATGGAAAAGGGATTGGTCCCAGGGGTCTGCAAGTCCAGGAGAAGTTGGGGAATGGAAAGACAAACTTGTTTCCAAACGTCCTGGATGGAACGAAGTTTTAGATCGAGTAAGCAGGATGCCAGCATCAAAAGTAAAAAAAATCTAAACCAAACATATAAATGACTAGAAGAAAAAAGACCACGGACCAAGCTGGAATTGGGGCAGGACTTACTGCTAAACAAATGAGAAGGAAAAAGCCAATAAATTCAGATTTACTTCTCAATATTGAACCATTGACTGAAAATCAAAAAAAACTTTTTAGTTTTTATGATGAAGGGAAACATATTGTTGCTCACGGAGTTGCTGGAAGTGGTAAAACTTTTGTTCTTCTTTATAAAGCACTGAAAGAAGTATTGGATGAAATCACACCATATGAAAAAATTTATATTATTAGGTCTCTTGTTCAGACAAGAGAGATAGGGTTCCTTCCAGGTTCTCACGAAGATAAGGCAGGATTATTTGAAATACCATATAAAAATATGGTAAAATATATGTTCCAACTTCCTTCTGAAGCTGACTTTGAGATGCTTTATGGTAATTTGAAATCTCAAGAAACAATTAGTTTTTGGAGTACTTCATTTCTTAGAGGAACAACTTTTGATAATAGCATCTTAATTATTGATGAATTTTCTAATATGAATGCACACGAACTTGATAGTTTAATTACTAGAGTTGGTGAAAATTGTAAAATTATGTTTGCGGGAGATGCAGAACAAACTGATTTAGTTCGTCAAAATGAAAGAACAGGTATTCACGATTTTATGAGAATTTTACAATTAATGAATTCTTTTGAAATTATTGAGTTTGGGGTTGAAGATATTGTCCGTAGTGGATTGGTGCGTGAGTATATACTAGCAAAGAGAGAGCTTGGATTGACTATGCTATGATTTTTGAACACATTGATTTGAAACTTCCACCAATTGACCGAACCACAATTGATGGAATACGCTATTACTTTATTCCTACTTCATCAGAAGAACTTAAAAAATTTGTCTCCATTACATCGGTGACTAGTTTTTTTAACCGACAAATCTTTATAAATTGGAGACGCAGAGTTGGTAATAAAGCAGCAGATGAGAAAACTAATAGGGCAACTAGCAGAGGAACAGATACTCACACATTAGTAGAGCACTATATTTCAAATCAACCTCTTCCAGAAGTCCAAGAACTATCTCATAAATTATTTGAAATATTAAAGCCAGCATTACATAAATTTGGAAAGATTTATGGAATTGAAATCGCTATGTATAGCGAATATTTGGGAATTGCAGGAACCTGTGATACTATTGCAGAGTATGAAGGTGAACTTGCTATTATTGACTATAAGACTTCTGAAAAACCAAAGCCCCGTGAGTGGATTGAGAACTATTTTGTTCAGGCAACTGCATATGCCTTTATGTTAAAAGAACTTACGGGACTAGAAGTTAAAAAACTTGTCATTATAATGGCTTGTGAAAATGGAGAACTTGTAGTTTATGAGGAAAGAGACCTTGCAAAATACATTAAACTTCTGGTAAAATACATTAAACATTTCGTGAATTCACATACGGTATAAAATGACAAACGAGACTAAAGTAGAAGATATTATTAAGAAGAAATTCTTATGTCCTGAGAAATTTGCTATGGATATAGAAGAATATGTCCTTAGTAATAAATGCGATTATATTGAGGGTATAGTTAATTATTGTGAAATTCATAATATTGATATTGAAACTATACCTAAACTTTTATCAAAGCCTTTGAAAGAAAAATTAAAGCATAATGCGATTAAATTAAATTTTTTGAAAAACACTAATAAAACTAAATCTGTATTGTGAGCCCATTTGATTGTTATAAATTATTTCTTTCTTTAAAAAATCATTTTACTAAATCTAATTACGATTATTTTAAATATTGTGGAAAATCAAATGCTTCTTTGGTAGCATTTAATAAAAGAAAGGATAAGTATTTTTTTGAAAGATTGAGCCGTAAAAAGACTGAAGATGAAATCAAGGATTATTTTGTAGCAAACTTTGTTGAATGCGATGACCCTCAAACGATATGGATTGGGGAAATCATAAAATCTGGAGATAAAGTTTACGAAAATTGGTCAAGAAAGATACAAAGTCTTCGGTATATGTTTAAAACTGAAGTTGAAGTTTTCATACCAAAGGAAGCATTTAATGAATTCTTCTTTTGTGAAAGAGGTAAGCATTCTCCACTAATTCAAAAACACTTACAAAAAGCAGTATCTCTAGAAACTTTAGTTATTTTAGACTATATCTTAGGGTATACAAATAATTATGATAAAATATTAGACGACCCAGTATGGGAGTTTCTAAGTGGTAGAATTTCTAAGTATAAGCCTTTTATACATATAGATATTGATACATACGCAAAAATATTAAAGGAGAGTATTTTGTGAGCAATTTTTTTAGTTCTTCAGTAGTAAAGCAGTCAATGAAAGAACTTGGAGAACTGCAAGAGGAACTTGCAACTCAAATACTTTTAATTCCATTTTTTAGTAAAGAAGAGAAACGGGCTCATTTAGATTTAATGAAAGTATTTCTTGAGAAACAAAAAAATCTTTTCTTTAGAATGTCTTTATCTGATGACCCCGAAGCATTAGAAACAAAAAACCAAATACTTGAATCCGCAAAAATGCTTGGGCTTAAAGAAGGTCAAGGTATAAATGAGTTTTTTGAGTTGCTTGAAACCACCATTACGAGACTTGACGAGCAGATAACTAAAGGGTAGACTTACTTGAGGGCTTGAAATCCCTCTGTCTTAGAGCAGTAAAGTTTTCATAAAAGCCAAATACAAACAACAAATACGGAGAATTTTATGTCTTTTGCAGACTTGAAAAAAAAGTCAAAATCTGGTTCACTCACTGAAAAGCTTCTTAAGCAAGTTGATAAACTTAATGAAGGTGGGAGTTCTAATGAAGACGATAGATTGTGGAAACCAACCCTCACTAAAGCGGGTATTGGTCAGGCAACCATTCGTTTTCTTCCTGCTCGATTAGAAGAATGGGAAGATGAGTATGTTTCGGTGTTTAATCACGCATTCCAGGGTCCTACAGGACAATGGCTGATTGATAACTGCCCTACTACTCTTGGTGGCCGTAAGTGTCCCGTTTATGCGTAAGCGGCACTATAGAGTAATTTATAGTGAAAACTCCGTTAACTGCTGGGATACCTAAATGTAAAATGACTAAATAGTTTGTGAGATAAACCAACTATTATGGAAAATATCAATCCCTTAATAACTGAAAAAGGAGTTTATTGTGAAATCAATAAACAATATTACTCAACTTTAAGAGGTATGTTAAATTATCTTAGGAAAGTTAATATTACTTCTCAAGAATATTACCTAACTTACATCGGTGATATTGGTAAATGTTTATACTGCAATAACTCAACAAAGTTTCATCAGATAGATAAGGGTTACAGGATTTATTGTTCTGTTGGATGTAAAAATAAAAGTAAAGAACATAAAGAATGTGTAAAAAATCGTTTTGTAAATAATCCGGAAAAGAAAAAATCTTTTATAGAAAAAAGTAAGCAAACCAAATCTAATTGGTCTGACGAATATAAAGATATGATAAGTCAAAAAAGAATATTATCATATCATTCTAAATATGGAAAAAATTATTTTTCAGAAAAAGCAAAACGACAATGGGAAAGAAGAACTTCTCAGGATATTGAAAATATAGTTGAAAAATCAAAACAGACTAAAATTAAAAATAATTATCAACCAACTCCATATAAAAACTCAAATAAAGTTTTTGAGTGTGGTGGAATAACTTTTAGAGTTCAAGGATATGAAGATATTGCTATAAGACTTTTATCTAAACTTATAGAAATAACTGAAATAAAAACTGGGGACCAAGTTCCTAGAATAAATCTTCCTGAAGATAAAAAATATTATCCTGATTTATATTATAAAAATCTATTAATAGAAGTAAAGAGTGAATACACTTTTAATATTAATCTTGAAGAGAATATCATTAAGCATAAATCTTCTATTAATCAAGGATACAACCATATATTTTTAGTAATACATTCTAAAGATGTAACTAAAGATAGAACTCTAAAAAATGAAGATAAGTATTTATCTATTTTACACAAGGCAATCAGCAGCCAAGCCTCAAATATACTTGAGGAAGGTTCAACGACTATCCCTTGACCGGGAGTAGAGATAAGTATCTCAAAATGCGGAGACACCTATATTTTAGGTGTGTGATATAGTCTGCTCTCATATGAAAATATGAGCTGGGTAAGTCCCGGTTAGTGATTAACGAACACTAACGAACATAAAGGTTGCGACCATAATCGTGAAGACTGGAACACTGGTAGCAAAGAAAAGCAAAATATTGTAAGAGACCGTAAGAGAAAGCTTTCTTATTACTCTAACATCTATGTACTTGATGACCCAGAAAATCCTGCCAACAATGGAAGGGTATTTCTTTACAAGTATGGTAAGAAGATTTGGGAAAAGATTGAAGAAGCTCTCCGTCCTAAGTTTAAGGGCGAGACTGCAATCAATGTTTTTGATATGTGGGAAGGTTCAGACTTCAACCTGAAAATCTGTAAAGTTGATGGATATTGGAATTATGATAAATCTAATTTTGATAAGCCTAGTGAACTTCTAGATGGTGATGATAAAGAACTTGAAAAACTTTATAAATCAATGTATAATCTTAACGATTTTATTGATGAAAGTAAGTTCAAGTCTTATGATGAACTAAAGAACCGTCTGGACCTTGTTCTTGGACTTCGTGGAGATACCCGTAAAAAAGTTGACCCTGAAGTTGAAGAAGAAGCTGAAGACGACTATGAGAAGCTTGTAGAAAGCAAAAAAACTACTTCTAAAACTAGTTCTAAAACAGTTTCTAAAGATGAAGAAGACGAGGATGATGAAGATGGAGATGATGCTCTAAATTATTTCTCTAAGCTCGCTTCAATGTAGTAAAGTAAAGGGTCTCAGATGAGACCCTTTTTTATACTCCTTTTAATTTTGGATTATATACGCCTTTAGTTTTACTATCAATATAATCAGAAGACTTATCATATTTCATAATATTTTTCATATCACTAATAAACACTCCAAGATATTCTGGTCTTAACAATAATATCTGTCTTTTTTTCTCATTTTCATTTACTTCGTACTCATAATTAGTTATATCTTTTTGTTGATTTCTTACATCTACATTATTATATTGAGTATTTAAATAGCTAGGTTCTGTTTCATTATTGAATGCAATTGTTATTCCTTGAATTGGTGAATTACTCATAGTGGTGCTACTCCGATAGATTTAAATCTAAAGATTGGAATTATTGTATTAGTATTCTCTATAGTTTGCCCTGCAATACTATAAAGACGAGCATCTCCTGCAATATTTATTGGTGTTGAAACCCAACCATATGTGTAGATAGTAGTTTCACTATCTCTTCCGTATATTATGGCAGAGCCTCCCCAAGTAGAAGGGAACCCATTTAAACTGTTGGGAATGTATATATCTGTATGTGTTTCATCTCTTGCATAGACCTTCAAAGTAGAATGGTCTTCTGGACTATTCTTTCGTAAATTTTTTAAAGTAATATCAGTTACAAAATATTCAGGAGCAATATATACTCCTGCATCTTGAGAAGGTCTATCCCAAACTTGAAAGTAGTCTCCAAGAGTAATTGTAATTTTTAATGGAAGTATTCCATTTGCAACTGGAAAGCTGGATAATGTATAATCTAATCCGCCACCTGAGCCTACAACAACAGCTTGAGTTAGGTCCTTATCTGTGATTATTTTTTTAGGAACTACTAATCTATCATATTCATCTTTAACTTCTAAAGTCTCTGTATGATGAATTGCTTGCATCTCTTCATCAGAACCATACTTATCTAAAAGATACTTATAAAAACTTTCATTATCTAAAGGCCACTGTTCGTTTATATTTGTTATATTATTTGTAATTAATACGACCCAATCTAAATTTGCGTCGTCATATGCTTTTTTTGCTATTTGGTCGGGTCTTTCATTATCTTGAATTTGATAATACTGAAATGCAGTTGCTGCATTTACCATATCGTCACGAAGTTTTGCTCTTCTAAACAAGTTTTTTACAAGAACTACATCTCCATTACTGGATGAGCCTAAAGAACTGGCACCATATCTTATATTTGGAAGTTCGTTAAAGTATGGCATTTTTTTAGTACCCTACATCCTTATCGGTAACAGTTTCTAAATCTTTTTTGGTAGTTCCAAATATATTATTTTCTTGATAATCACTTTCATATACTGGCTCAATCTCATTGAATCGTAAATTCATAACAACAGATACTGGTTGACCTGGAGAATCCGGGTCTTCATACGCAGTCCATTGTGATTCCGGTGTATAATCCACTGCAAACTGAGTTAAAGCACAGATTTTAAATTTATTTACTCCAGGAATGGGTTTGCCCGCAGATTGATATCTGAGTTTAAAAACATTTGGAGTTTTTAAGAATGCCGAACCTTGTCCTGCCTGTCCTGTCATTTTTCTTGCAGCCATACCTTGTTTAAAAAATCTTATAATTCTTCTTACATTTGCTGCTTCTTTTTGACTTCTAGGTGTCATACGATATCCAAAAGTAAATCCTCTAAGAGCAGGTCCATTAAAGAGTAGTTCCAGATTTGAGTTAGGAACGACGCCAAATCCTCTTGATAAGATAGTTTCAGGTGGAATATCATATCCTGCATTTTTCAATAGAAGTGATGTTAACATTGCCTTGAAATCTCCTCTATCTGCCAGTCCTGCTCCCCCTGCAGCTAATCCAGTTAACATATTTTTTAGGTTTTTTCCAAATTCATCCGGAAGACCTCCCAATCCGGCCGTTTCAGACTTTAAATATACGTTTGTAGCAATCTCACCCAGAGATAAAGTACCTTGCCCTAATGCCATCTGAGCGGTGTTTTGATATCCGTATCCTCCCATTGCCATACTAATTGAATTTATACTATCTCCTGACCCCCAATTAACTCCATTTTGGTCTACTACTTTATTTGGCATAGGTAATATTGTAGTGCCTATCCAATCTTTTAATGCACTATTTCTTTGTAATCCAGTATTTGTAAATAACTCTTTATACTTATCTGGTTTTGTAAATACATCTCCACCTGGAGCTTGGTAATTATATTGAGATATTACAAAAGTATCTTGATTATTTTCAAGTATATCATCAGGATACCTTAATAGTGATTTTGCCTTATCTCCAAATAAATCTTTTTCATTTTCCGAGGTAAATGGTACATTAAATTCTAGTGGTCCAAAAAGTGCATTAGCTACACCTCCAAGGATACCTCCAGTACTTTGAGACGGAATTGGTGCATTTCCTTGACCTTGAAAGTCTTTAGATGGCTCGTTATTTAAAACAAAGGAAGGGACCACTCCTTTACTTTGAGGGGCTGCATTTTTTATTGCATCCTTTACCATACTATGAACTTTTTCTTTTTCACCAGCAGTATTTACTCCTCCTGAAAGAACATTCCACACTCCATTTTTATAAACTTCATTAGATGGACCCCTAATGCCAGCAGTTACATTATATACTTCTAATATTGTATTACCATTTGAGGGGTCGTATTTAAGCTCTAAAAAACTAGAGCCTCCTACTGGTTGATAATTAGGTTTATAAAATTGAGGGTTAACTGAGATTAGTGCCATTTATGGTGAAGATTGTGAAGGTGAATAACTCCATACTCTATATTTGGGAACTTTTTGTCCCTTATTATCTACAAAACTTTCAGTAGGTAATAGTGAAACTCCTTTCCAATCATCTTCTGGAACTTTGAAGAAATCACTGACTACATTATCAAACAAATAATTATGTAAGGTTATTCTTGGAGCATTTCCGTTTCCTTCTTTATTTAGATAAGAAGATACTACTCCTCCACGATAAGATGGGTTTAAGTAATGAACATTAGAGCCAAGAAATAGACCTCTACGGACATCTATTTCTAACACATAAACTAAAGGATGTTGGTCCCAGAATTTATATTTCTGTGGATACTTTGCAGAGTATAAAAAGAATACAAAATCTCCAGGTATGATAAACCTAGTATCCATCTCGTTGATATTTTTTCTTTGATAATTACGAAGTTCATTCATCAAAGCATTAGTATACCAATCTCCACTTTTATATCCAGTTCTTCCAGCTTGTTTTAAAATATCTTCGGATATCATTTTACGTTAATCCCCAAGTCCGTTTCTGTGAATATACGAAACTCATATCCTCTATCTGCACAAAATTCTCTTGCAGCACTCCATTTTGCTTGATTTATTGCATATGCTTTTACTGAATACACCCAAGATTTTGTTTTCCTTTTTGGGTTTGTTTCGGGCATTTTTAAATCTTTTGCTGGTTTTATTTCAATAACAACTTTTCGGGTATTTCCTTCTTTGTCTTTATACTTTATATAGAAGTCTGGAAAATATCTATGAATTCGGTTATCTATTGGGGAACGGTAGGGGATAAAAAATTCTTCATTTTTCCACTCACTAATACTTTCATTTAAATCACAATAATTCATAAATTTTAATTCATAAGAAGACCTATAAATTATTCCAGTTGGGTCCCCTTTATACTTCTCAGGATGTAATGGTTTAAATTTCCCTTGGCGATATGAATAGTCTTCTTTACGGGACATAAATATTTCATAAGACTTCTATTATTTAGATGGCAAATCTACCAATAAGTCCATTATATATCAAGCAAACATTACCGAGAGATGTGCTCCCTGGTGCTATTGACTTGTTTGGAGCACTCTCAGTTACAAGTCAATTTAAAGTATCTTTACATTTAGCTAATGATAGTTCTGGCTTACTAGGTTGGCTAAAGAAATCTGGGGTTATTACTTCTGAGCTACAATCTAATAATTTTTATGATTTCTTTTGTGCTGAAGCAGCTTTACCTGGAGTTACCTTTGATACCGCAGCTGAATTTGGAAGTCATCAAGGAGTTTTAGAGAAATTTCCAACTAAAAAAGTATATACTGATTTTACAATTACTCTATATGTAGATAATGAATATCAGAACATTCGTTTATTTGAAGAATGGATGAATTATATTAATCCAATCTATACTTCTGCTGGAGAATATGGTGCAAGTCCAATAGGTCAAGGTGGAGCAACTTCAACTAATGATTTTTTTAGAATAAAATATCCAAATACTTATAGGCGAATTATATCTATTAGTAAATTTGAAAGAGATTTTTATACCGGGAGCGGGAGCAACAGTAAAAGAGCACAGCCCACTACATTAACTTATAGAATGATAGATGCATACCCAACAAATATTACTGCAATTCCAGTAACATATGAAGGTAGTCAAATAACAAAAACAACTATTTCATTTACATATAGTCGTTATATAATTGAGAAATATCAAGCAAAACAAGACTAAATAATGATACTGACTAAATTATAAAATGCCATTACCTAAACCGATAACTCCAACTTATGAGTTGATATTGCCATCTACAGAAAAGACAATAAAGTATAGGCCATTTTTAGTTAAAGAAGAAAAGATATTACTTCTTGCATTAGAGACTAAAGATACAAAAGCTATTACGAATGCGATTAAGCAGATTTTAAAAGAGTGTATTATTACTAAAGGTATCAAAGTTGAAGAGCTTCCTACTTTTGATATTGAATATATCTTCTTAAATGTAAGAGGAAAGTCTGTCGGAGAAGGTATTGATTTAATTGTAACCTGTGAAGACGATGGGGAAACTCAAGTTCCTGTAACAATCTTTATTGACGAAATTCAAGTTCAAAAAAATCCAGAGCATTCTACAGATATAAAATTAGATGATAATTTAGTTTTGAGAATGAAATATCCTTCGTTGGATAAATTTATTAAAGATAATTTTGATTTCAGTATGGATGATGCTTCTATGTTAGATAAGTCTTTTGATATTGTTTCTTCTTGTATGGATATGGTATTTAATCAAGAAGATACTTGGTCTGCAAAGGATTGTACTAAAAAAGAATTGGTTGAATTTATTGAAGGGTTAAATTCTCAACAATTTAAAAAGATTGATACATTTTTTCAAACTATGCCTAAATTATCTCATACTTTTACAGTTGTTAATCCAAAAACCAAAAAAGAAAATGAAGTTAAATTGGAAGGGTTATCAAGTTTTTTCGGCTAGTTATGGCGTATATGGACTTAGAGAGTTATTATAGAATTAATTTCTCTCTACTACAGTTTCATAAATATTCATTAAGTGAAATTGAAAATCTGATACCATTTGAAAGAGAATTGTATTTGGGACTATTGCAACAGCATATAGAAGAAGAGAACCTAAAGAACCAACAAAATGGCAATTAATAGTGTTTTAAATTCACCCAATATTATTGGCAATCGTAAAGGAACTGTAGAGCAATTCCAGAACTTTATAACTGGAGGAAATGGTTCTTTAGGTTCTTCTATTGTAAATTCTACTTCTTTAAATAAAATTGTTCCATTTGAAAGAGGTGGCGTTAGACCGGTAACTCCAGATTTTAATAGTATAGTATCTACAATTTCAACAAAAACTGATACTGCACTTAATACAAATATAAAAAATCAAGATAATAAAGTTCAAGGTGTTGTAAACAATATACAAAATGTATTTCAAACCACATTACAAAATTTTACAAAAGGATATCAAGATAAATTAAAATCAATAGAAGATAGTAAACCTTCAAAAATTCTTGAAAAGTTCTTTGGTCTTTATAATAATGTTACGGGATTTATTCAATTTTTTGTAGACAAGAAAAATTTAAATAAAACTTCAGCTAGTTTGAAAGGATTAAGAAAATTATTTGAAGATAGTTTTGAGATTGCAAAATTAATTCGTATTACTATTAATAAAATAGTAAATCAGTTATCAAATCTCCCCACCGCAACTCCATTTGGTGGTGCTAATCTTACAAAAAATGCAACGGAAAAAGTATCAGGTGGAGGTAGAGGAAAGATGCTTGCTCTTGGAGCAGGTGCTTTAGGGGCAGGTATGTTAGCAGGAGGGACAATTAATGCACTAAGTGGAAGTGAAAATCTTCAACCTGCAGTAGTTCAGCAAAGTATTCCCAAAGATCTTGCAAATAGTTTAAGTTCTATTATTAATAGATTTTCAAATGCTATTGATAATTTAATTAAAGCAGCAGGCGGAACTCCTAATTCTACATCAAAACCTTCTGGTGGTGGAAGTAGTGGTGGTGCCCCTAAACCTTCTCCAGGTCCAGAAGGTCCAGGTTCTGGACCAACTCAACTTATTCAGGGGAACGCTCCATCAGAAATAAAATCTTTAATGGATGTCATTTCCGGTCCAGAATCTGGTGGAAATTATGAATCTATGAATACTGGTGCTGGTGGAACTCATAATTTACCTGGTGCAACTAAAATGACTATTGCTGAAGTTGCTAAAAAAGCAACTGGTGCAGTTGGAAAGTATCAAGAGATGCCCGACTATTTGGTTGCAAAAGCAAAGGCTGCAGGATTAGACCCCAATAAAGATTTGTATAGTCCAGAAAATCAAGATAAAATAACAAGAACAGAAATTGTAAGTGGTCTTGGTGGCGATGAAAGTAAAGTTGTAGCACAATTACAAAAAGATCCATTAGCAGTTGCGAAAAGATTAAAAGGTGTTTGGCCTTCACTTCCCGGAGGCACTCAACAATTATTAACACAACAACAATTTTTGCAAAATTATCAAAAAAATTTAAAGACATACCAGGGAGTGCCATCTGCTCCTATTCTTCCTTCACCAGCACAAGTAGCAGCAGCACCAACTCAAACTAAAGCAAAAGCAGATGCGATATCAAAACCAGTTAATCCACAAGCAAAGATTACAACCATAAAGATGCCTCCCAAAGTTTCATCTGTAGGTGGGCAATCGCAAGGTGGTGGAGGGGGAGGGGGTTCTGCACCACCTCCCCCCTCTAAAGCGGCTCCTTCTGTTCCATTTCTTCCTGCAGGAAATGTAGATAACTTTTTAGTTCTTTATTCTAAAATGGTTTATAATATTGTGGATGGTTGATTATGGCAATAACACTTAAATCTGTATTTCAAACTGCTGCTAATAATATTGTATCAACTGCTGTTCGTTCAAAAGGTTCATTGGAAACAGTTGAAGGGCAATATAATGATATTGCAAGTTTTTTATATATACGAAAAAAACAAGTTGAAAGTATAAAACTTCCAGATAAAAAAAAGATAACACAGCTTGCAAATATAAATATTGCTTCTAATTCTGGCGCTCCTAGTAATTTATTTGGAAGTTCATCCGGAGGTGGACTTGGACTTGCTGGAGCTGGTCTTTTAGGAATGGCTGGGGTAGTGGGAGCAGTAGCAGGAACTGCAAATAACAATGGAGTTAAGCAGAAACTTGAAAGAAAACTAAAAACACAAGAAGCTTCACAAAAAGCAGCCGTTGGGAAAGGAAATTTTGAAGATATCATAACAAAATTTAGTTCTGCCGTAAGTAAATTTGAAAAAGGAGTACTTTCTGGGCTATTTGGAAATGTTACTCAACAAATGAATAAAACTGGAGATTGGGGACAAGGAGAAACAGAAAAAGACCAAAAATTTGATTATAAAAATAAAGGAACCGAAATAACTCCAACTGGAACTGGAGATGAAGTATTCCCTCTTCCAAGTGGAGACCCAAGAATTAATACAACTACAGGATATATGGGAGGAACTTTTTCATCTACTCGTGATGGAGGAAGACCCCATCACGGACAAGATATTGGAGTTGACCCAAATAGTCCAGTAGTTGCAACAAGAACTGGTAAAGTTATAGACAAATATAATAATTATGGAGGTCACGGAGATGCACTTATTATTAAATATGATAACGGACAGCAGGGGCTTTATGGTCATATAAATGCTCAAGCAAAAATAGGTGATACAGTAAAATCAGGACAACAAATAGGTACAGTTAAGGATTGGGGTGGAAATACTCATTTACACTATATGAGAAAAGATACTAAAGGTCAAGATATAGATCCTTTGCCATATTTGCAATCTAGTAAATCGGGTGTACCTAAAGTCCAACCAAAAAAAGAAGAAAATAAAAAAGATTTACAAAAACAATCTCAATTCACAAAAGAAGGATCAGCAGATCAAAAAGTCAATACTATAAAAAAACAACAATCAATTGAAGATTTTATTAAAGGAACTAAAAGTGGTGATAGAATACTCAAAGACCCTAAACTAAAAGCACAATTAACAGGTCAAAAGTATCAGTTTAAAAATACTATGCAAACAACACCAGTGACTGATCCTGAAGTGAAGCAAGCACAGCAAATGTATAATTCTTATGTTCGTGATATAAGATCAAGACAGCAAGACCAAATAAAAGCACAAATGGTTGCTCCTGCAGCACCAAGTCAAGTTCCACAAATTCAACAATATCCTTCATATTCACAAAGTCAGTTCTATATTATTGATAGACCTTCTGTAATTGCTATGGGTGGGGGTGGTGGTTCTTCCCAACCAGTTTATATACCTGTAGGAGGAGGTGATGGAGGAGGAACTACCACTCTCCCAGGACCTAGTGAAGGTCAAGTGGTAAATAGTCTTATAAAAACTCTACTTCTTACAAATTTATCCGCAAGTTAAATGTCTTTAGCAGTTAGTTCATATAAAATTAATCAGTTTGTGATTAAAACCTTAGACGGTACTAAGGCAGTAGATATCACCAACTCATTATTATTCTTTGATTATTATGAGGATATACTATCCCCTTGTGTAACTGCAATAGCAGTGATACTGAATAGTTCTTCACTCTTTAATATTTTGCCTATAAGAGGAGGGGAATCAATTAGTATTGATGTCTCTACTATTTTTGGTGATTTTGTCTTAGATGATAAGTACTCAATGTATGTTTATAAAGTAAGTGGATTGGATGCTCAACAAGGTAATGAAAGGTTTACTTTACATATGGTTTCTCGTGAAGGGTTAACAAATGAGACAGTTAGATGTCAAAGAAAATATCAAGGAAATTTAAAAAATACGGTTACAACTATTCTTAAAGATGTATTATTAACTGAAAAATATAAAGAAAATAATATTGAATCCACATCAAATAATTATTCTTTTATCGGAAATAACAAAAAACCATTTCACACACTTACTTGGTTAGGACCTAAAGCAGTTCCTGCAACTGGACCTGTTAGTGGAACTTCTGGTGGAGGTCAGACTGGAGAAGCAAAAGGAATTGCAGGATTTTTATTTTATGAGAATAAGGAAGGATTTAATTTTAGAAGTATAGATAGTTTGGTATCTCCTACTCAAATTCAAATAGGAAGCACTAATAAGGAAACTATACCAAGTTATTTTTATACTCAAGTTATTGAGAGCAATAAAATAGCTAATGAATTTAAAATTTTAAACTATAGCTTTGAAAAGAATAGTGATTTAATGAAGGCATTGCGTGTTGGAACTTATGCAAATAAGACCTATTTTTATGATTTATATACAAATAAATTAGATTTATATACTTATAAATTAAAAGACCAAATCAATAATAAATTAGGTAGTCAAGATAAATTAGCAGTCTCTGAAGAATTTGGAGACAGTATAACTCGCATTATGGTGAGAACTTCTGATAGAGGTGCATTAAATAATGATGGAACTGTAGGGGATGCTAAAAGAAATGGTGCTGATATGGCAATGTCTTATTCAAGATATAATATTTTGTTTGGACAAGCACTAAATATGATAGTTCCTTGTAATATTAATTTAAAAGTAGGTGATATTATCTACTCTGAATTTCCAAGAATAGATAGTTCAAATACAGCAAAAGCTGATGACGAACAAAGCGGTTATTATTTAATTAAAGAATTACGCCATCACTTTGAAGGTGGTCAAATGATTACCAGCCTACGACTTATACGGGATAGCTATGGTCTTTATGGTACTAATACTTAACTAAAATCAAATGGAATTAGAACAACACATTATCAAAATTGCCGAAGAATTAGAAAAATATTCTGAAAATACACAGAGGCAAAGATATTTAAAATCATATCTAGAAGAACTTTTAAAATATCAGGAAAATAATCCTAACGCTTTAGAAGTTCCCAATACATTAGAATTATATTGTCAGTTAAACCCATCGGCACTGGAATGTAGAATTTACGATGATTGAAGAAGCTTTATTAAAATCTAATTATATTGGTAAAGATGGGTTTACTTGGTGGATAGGTCAAGTAGCTCAAAAGAACTCTTGGAAAGATAAGTCTCAATTTGCTAAAGAGAAGGGGTCCAATGGTGAAGTTTGGCCTGCAAGATGTAAAGTAAGAGTTGTTGGGTATCATCCATTTGATGGAAACATTCTTGCTGATGATGATTTGCCTTGGGCGCAAATTATGCTGGACCCTTCTTTTGGAAGTACTCAAGGTGGAGTTGGCGGAACTATAAATTTAAAAGGTGGTGAAACTTGTTTTGGTTTCTTTTTAGATGGAGATGATGCACAGCAACCTGTTGTAATTGGTTTACTTTATCGTAGCGATGGTGTCAATAACTTAATCAGTGAAGAACTTATAGCAAAAGAAAAAAGTTCAGCATTTAAACCTTTTACGGGACATCCTGGAAATGTAATTCCAGCTACTCAAAGAAGTTCTAGAGCAGATAAACCTATTGACCCGGAGAACCCTTCTGCTCAAACTCCACCATTATCTCAAAAGGATTTAGTAAATCTTGCATTCAATTCTAATATTGGGTTTACCACATCTACTCTTAATACTAATGAAATAAAGTTCCCGCAATATGGAGATAGGCTTATATTTGATTCTTCATCATTATGGCAAGTAGCATATAAAGCTGATATTACTTTGACTATACCAAATGGTTGTCAGAATAATCTGATAGGGCAAATTACACAAGCTCTTCAAGATTTTATGGCTGTTACAAATGGATTAGATAAGTATTTACATACTTATATTGACCCGGTGCTGAATGAGATTGCAGATATTACTAATATTATTCGTAATACTGCAAGAAGTATTACGGGGGTTGTAAAGTTAATTATTAATAATTTAAGAAATACAATTTTTAAATGTATCTCTTGGGCATTTAGAAAATTAGTTGGCCTTATAGTTCCACCTCCTCAGCAGACAATTGTTTTGGAGGCGATGAAAAAAATACTTGATATTATATTTTGTATTCTTGATAAATTGCCTGCAACTATTTTTAATTTTATTCAAGGACTTCTTAAAGATTTAGTAGACACTACGATTAATGCTCCATTGTGTGCCATAGAACAGTGGACCGCAGGAATTCTTTCTAACTTAATGAATGAGATTGAAAATGCTTTAGGTAGTATTATGTCTGGAATTAGTTGGTTAACTGGAGGACTTGGAACTATATCTAGTATCTTAAATCAAGCAAGTTCATTGGCATCGCAGATTTTTAGCTTTCTTGAATGTACTGGACTTGCTTGTAAAACTCCAACTGTTTGGGCGTCTAAATTTGGACCAAGTGAAAAGGAATCAGATGATTGGGAAAAGGCAGTTAAAAATGTAAATGTATTTAAAGGATTAAATGAAATAGGCAATACAATTGATGATTCAATTCGGCAATCTGCATTATATGGAGATTTTGGTCCCTTCGGTAATTTATTTCAAGATAGAAACTGCTCTTCTAAAGTTACCAATCCTCAAACTCAAGCTGATTTAATGCCGATGCAAATTGGTAGCAAATGGAAATATTGTATTCCTCCTGCAGTAAGAATTATTGGAGATGGAGTTGGAGCAACGGCAGTTCCAATTGTAGGAGATAATAAAAAAATATTTGCAATTGAAATTACTAATCGGGGAGTTGGATATACTCAAGGAAATACAACAGTTAGAGTTGTAGACAATAGTGGATATGGTTCTGGTGCCACTGCAGCTCCAATTATTGGGGCAAGTGGGGAAATCACTTCAATTTATTTAACCAATACTGGAGATGGATATTGCGGTGGAAATATTACGGGAATTGGAAGCACTGGAACTGGAGGAATTGGGATTGGAAGTACCGGAACTGGAGGAACTGGAATTGGAAGTACTGGAACTGGAATTGGAAATACCGGAACTGGTGGAACTGGAATAACTAGCTATATTTCGGGATGTGTTGAAACTTTAGTTGTAATAGCTCCTGGGTACGGATATACAACAGGGGACCGAATTACAGACGGTAAAAATACATATACTCCTATCGTTTCACCAAGTGGTTCCATTGTTTCAGTTCAGCCACTAACAAATACGGTATGTGGGTTTACGGATACTCCCACAATCATTATAAATACTAAAACAGGAGTTGCTGCAGAAATTATTCCAGTTATGAAATTTACTCCAACATATATTTCAGGAATGGGCACAACTTCTATGATAGGTATAGCAGTAACATCAGTGATAGATTGTATATGACACTTCCCGAACATTCTCGCCAGCACGACCATTATAGAGTAGATTGTGGAGTTCCTAGTCCAAATAATGGCAAGGTAGATTACGCATTAACTACCAAGTTAGGACAAGGTAATATTTTTTATGAAAATGGAGACCACGATTTTGTTGCAAATGCTACTTCAAAAGAAGTAGTTGGTAAAAACATTACCAACGAACAGACCCCAGCAAAGATTATTTATGCTAAAAATGGAGGAATTCATCTTTGTGCGCCTAATGGAACAATCACAATTCAAGCCGCAAATATCCGGTTCGTTGGCGTTGATGGGGTAGATGGTGGAGAAATCAGTTTCCAGGCATCTAAAATTATTCATATGGATTCTCCCACAGTAACTACTCAAGGAACTAATGTCACAATGGCAGCGGCTCAAACTGCATCAATGGCAGGCACCACTACTGAGGTTAATGCCGGTACACAAGCTACAGTAAGTTCGGGAGTAGACGCCGATAGTTCTTCAGTATTGGGGCAAATAGTACAGGCAATTAAAAAATTTCAGAAGTTCTTTAATTCTATTTGTTCGGATAGTTAAAACTAATTATGGCGGATTTTACTGTTGCTAATGTTGGTGAAAAACTGCAAGTAGGTCAAGTTGATACCTCATTTTTGAGTGCTGGTACAAAACTTCTTCCAGGAACTGCTGTGTTAAATGGACCAGTTTATATTGGTGCAGCAGTAGAGCCAGGAGTTGCACGAGCAACTTGTATGATTGGACCCCCATTAAGTATTGCTCTTCCAGCATCCTTGGAAGTTACAGGAATATCAAACTTTGTTGGAGATACAAACACAGTAGGAATTTCTCAATTTTTTGGTCTTAGTACAAAATTAGCAACAGATATCTCTGCTGCTGTTAAAGTAAATATTGGTGCCAATATAACCACTTCCAATAAAACTGTTACTGGAAATTTGATGGTTACTGGTACATGCGTAATAAATGGTCTGTTTACTGCAGCTGGAGGTGTTGCCGCACCATTTAAACAATTCAATATTCCGCATCCAAATAAAGAAGGATATAGATTAGTTCATACTTGTCTTGAAGGTCCAGAAATTGGTGTTTATATTCGTGGTAGATTGATTGATTCAAATACGATTGAACTTCCAGATTATTGGAATAATTTAATTGATTTAGAATCAATCACTGTAAATTTAACATCACATAATGTATATCAAGAATTATATTATAAAATCGGGGAATGGGGAAAGACAATTGAAATTTTTAATAACTCCGGTGGCATTATTGATTGTAGTTATACCATATATGCAGAAAGAATAGATTTACCAAAACTTGTAGTTGAGTATAAAGAAGAATAATTATGGCATTGCAAGATATTTTAGATACTTATGCAGAAGAACAAATTTCTCTGCAAAGTCAAAATGATTCAATTGATACTTTAATTGGACCAATACAAATAAAAATTAACGAATTTACATATCCAGCAGAGCAATTAGATTTAGTAGTTGCAAATTTAACAGTTGACATTAATAAAAAAATTTATGATTTATCGCAAGTTTCAACTGCTGTTAATACTTGTGGATGTGGATTGACTGCATCTGTTCCAATTCTTGATATTTATGGAGTTCCAACGGGTGAGACTACTACTGTTGCTGTTGGTGCTACTGTCTATTATGAGCAATTAGCATCATATCAAATAAATGCAAATAATCCAACCTATGATGGAATTGACCCATATTCATATAAATCTGGATTAACTCCTCTTATTTTTACAGATGGAATTGGATATGGAACTACCATAAATGGATTGAATAGTGATGCGATTTTAAATTTAATTGTCATAAATGGTGGTTCTGGATACATTTCTTCAACTTATTATTCTAAAACATTAACTGGAGGTTCAGGTTCTGGTGCAGTAGCAGATGTGGTTGTCGGTTCAGGTAAAACTGTTAAAACTGCAAGCATTTATAGTGGGGGGGTTGGATATAAGGTAGGAGATACTTTAAGTATTGTTGGTGTAGGAACCACAGGTTCTGGTGCTGTACTTAAAGTTGGTTCAGTGGGTTCACCAGTATTGGGGTATGGTAATACAACTTATGTAAATTACATTGATGGAGTTTTTATACATGAGATTAATTCTGGAGAAACTTCAACTTGTCCTATAAGTTGTTCTGACTATTTAACTCAATATAATAAAATTAATAATGAATTGACAACTTTGAGGTCACAGAGAGAGTCTTTGATTGGTGTAGTAAATTCACTTAAAAGTGAAACCCAAAGATATTATATTCAAAGATATGGATTTACTTATGCAAAAGGTCAAAATAGTTCAAGATTAAATAATCTTAACTCAGCACTAAATATTTTAACTAACCCTAGTTACAATCAATACTTCAAATGAGTGTTTTAATTCGGGATTCAAGAACTGGTATTGTTACTTCCACAGATTTAATTGGAACTTATTTAGATTTATTTCTAAGACAGAATCCAAATTATAGTCTTGTTGGTATTGCAATAACTAATAATGCTATCTATTATCCATTGTTAAATGATAGCACTATTAGATTTAATGACCCATTTGTTCAAAATAGTTTTGTAATTAATCCTGGATTGACAAGAGTTGGAATTGGTACAAATAATCCACAAGCAACATTAAATGTTGTTGGTATATTAGATGTTGTTGGTGATGAAATTGTTAGTGGTAGAGTTGGTATTGGAATCACGCAACCACAACAAAGACTTGATGTTGCTGGAAGTGTAAAAATAGATAAAAATATCTACGACTCAATTAATTATCCGGGAGAGATTGCTTATTATCTTTCAAGGGATGGGAATGGTATAAGATGGGTACAAGTAAATCCTACATCTGCTTTAGGAATTCTTGTTTATAATGAGTCATCTTTGATTGGAACTGGGCAATCATTTTTTGGAATAAATCTAAAAACAGGAAGGGGAGCAGGAGTTACTATAGACCCAATACAAGCATTTGTAAATCCATCAAATCCAAACATTGCAGATATTTATGCTTATGATTATTGGGATTTTAATCCTGATGGTAGTATCTATAGGATGACCAATGTTGGAATTCAGAATAACAATCCAACATCAACTTTAGATATTGCCGGAACTCTTCATGCTACTGGTGCAGTTGATTTTGATTCAACTTTAAATGTGGATGGTTCTGCAGTGTTCAACAACACGATTGAACTCAATTCATCTTTAATTGATATTAATAATAGCACTGCACTTGGAAAGTTTGATTATAGACTTGCTTCTGTAGGTACTGGAGTTTCTTGGAGACCCCCAGGAGTTCAAACCCAAAATGCTATTTGGGTTACGATAGATGGTAATGATTCAAATAGTGGATATTTGGAGGGTGATGCAAAAAGAACTATTGGTGCCGCAGCAGCAATTGCAGAAGCAGGAGATACAATTTTTGTTCGTTCTGGTGTCTATTATGAGAATAATCCAATCGGTCTTCGCACTGATGTATCTGTAAGTGGGCAAGATTTAAGACTTGTAACCATTGTTCCCAATAACTTAGGTAAAGATATTTTTCATGTAAGAAGAGGATGTCTGATTGAGAATCTTAACTTTAACTGTGAGACAGGACAATCAAATCCAGGTGGAGGAGCACTTGCCTTCCCCCCAACAACTACTGATATTGTAGCAGGAAAATCTTTTGGAGCAGTAAGTGGATATCTTGCTCCTGGTCCTGCAACAGAAGGTCCAAGTGGAAGATGGAGGTCTCCATATGTAAGAAACTGCACTAACTTTATGCCATTAAGTATTGGTATGAAGATTAATGGAGACCACGCAACTGCTTCTAATATTGGTGCAGACCTTAAGTGTATGGTTTGTGATTCATTTACACAATATAATGAGGCAGGTATTGGCGTTTCAATTACAAATAATGGATATGCTCAGTTGGTTTCTATCTTCACAATTAACTGTGATAAGGCAATTTATGTTGATACCGGCGGGCAATGCGACCTTACAAACTCCAACTCATCTTTTGGTAATTATGGACTTTATGCAGTTGGTTTAGGTAGAACAGAATTTACTGGTAAAGTTAAGCAATATACTTCTCCACAAAATGCTGATGGTAGACTTAATGATAAAGTTGGTCTCACTTCAGTATTTTATGTCGGCACTAATACTCCAAGAAGACCTTATGATGGTCAAGCACTTTGGTTTAAGATTAATCTTAGTAATTATGCGGATGTTAATGGGTTGACTGGAATTATTACTGCTCCCTTACGAAGATTGGCATCAATTAGTGTGAAAGATAATAGTAGTGCTATTACATACAGTTCTTCTTCTCCTCCATCTATCATTATTCAAGATGTTGATGGAACATATCCTCCAAAAGGTCCTCAAGGAATTATTGCAGAAGCAAGTGCAAATATAGATGATGCTACTGAAAAAATTGCTTCAATAGATGTAATTAATAGTGGAAGAAATTATCTTCCCTCGCAAGATATTAGAGTCGTTATTAATGGGGAAGTTCAACCTAAAAATAAATATCTTGCAAATATGGAACCTATATATTTTACGGTTTTAGAATCAACTGATAATTCAACATCCCCAACAGGGATTACAACGACAACTTTCAATGAATTTATTCCTTATGAGTTATTTGCAGATGATGCAATTGAACTGAAAAGAATTAGTCGTATTCTCACCAGTACTCATTCTTTTGAATATATTGGTGCAGGTACAAGTATAAATATAGCAACACCTCAATCTGGTGGAGTTCCTATAAAGGCACATGAAATTGTTGCACTAGATGGAGCACAAATTCCATTTACCAGTACCGATCAAAAAGGAAACTTTGATATTGGTAAAGGTATTCAAATTAATCAAACAACATCCACAATTTCAGGAAAAGATTTTAGTAGAGCAATACAGGCAGAAGTTACCCCTTTAATTCTTGCATTGAGATGATATGGCAGTCGCACCTCTTAATAAGTTTTTAACAATTGCAGTTCCGGTTGCCCCAGGTGAGCAAACTGTATATACAACTCCTGTTGGAGTATCTGCAATTGTTCTTTATGCTCAAGTATCAAATGTTGCTGGCATAACAACTTATCCAACAGTTACATTTACTCATCGCAGAAAGAGTACTGCATCAAGAACTGCAGGAAATACTAGAAATAATAGAATTATTAACAAGGCTACTGTATTTCCAAATGATTCATTAATAATCATTGATGGGAGATTAGTATTAGAAAGAACTGCACTTATATCAGATTCTATTGTAATTAAAGGAACTCAATCTGGTATTGTTTCTATTAGCACTTGCACTTATGATAATACTACTGGTATAACGACAATTGTAACCGCCACTCCTCATAATTTTAATGTTGGTGACGAGGTTACAATGAGTGGTCTTGCATTTACTTGTGCAGCAAATAGTGGAATTACAACGACTATTTTCCCATCACCACAACAATCATTTACTGTAAGTTCTATTGTTGGAAATGCTGGTGTATCAAAAACCTTTGTAACTAATTCTGGTGTTGTGGCAGGGATTGGTCATACCTATGTAAGTGGGGGAGTAGTTGCACCACTTCAAATGGAATTTGTTTGTAGTATTCTTGAGAACAATGTGGCGGTATAATACATGGCAAAGTATTTGAGTGGAAGAGTTCAAAGAATTCCTCAATCGCAATTAACTGATGATAGATATCAAGCTCTTGCATTAAATCAAGCAGAACCAAATCTTGGTGACCCATCATTATTTACTCAAACTCTTCCTATAGGAGTACAGCAACAGGTAGTTTCTGTTATTGGTTATCCTGGACAACGATATTGGATACCAGTTAGTGGTAGCTCTGCTATAGGGGGAATTACAGTATATGATGAAAATATTATTGTCCCATCAAATGCTGGTGTGGGTAGCATTACTCAACTTAATTTTGTTGGTGCTGCTATAAGTGCTAAAGGGTATTTGAATCTAGATGGGTCTCCAGGAATTGGAGTTACGATTACAGTATTTTCTCCAGGAAGTAATCGGGAACTACTTTTTAATAATAATAATGAATTTGGGACTTCATCACTTTTAACTTTTGATAATAGTACAGGAATATTAACAGCAGGAACTTCTCTTAATGTTGGTACTGGCGGAACAATTTTTACAGTGATTGGTGTTGGTTCTGTTGGAATTAGAACTGCACTTCCAACACAAGAACTTGATGTTAATGGGAATTTAAGACTAAGAGGAACAATATATGATTATAACAATCAACCAGGAACTAATAATCAGATATTAATAAAAAATAATCTAGGGGGAGTAACTTGGATAAATCAAAGTGCAATTAGAGCGGGTGCTGGTGGAACAATTACCAATATTCAGTATCATAACAGTGCTGGATTGGTTGATGGTGCTGCAAATTTTGTATTTGATTACACAAATAATCGTGTTGGCATTGGAAGTACATTGCCAGGATACCTTTTTGATGTTCTCGGATATTCTAGATTTAAAGGTCAAACTGAGATTGATTATTTAAAAGTTACGGGAGTTGCTACAGTAGGATTTGCAACGGTTGCGAATTCATATCTTGGAGTAACCACAATAGGATATGCTAATATTACCAATTCAAATCTTGGAATAACCACTGTAGGATTTATTACTGCAACAAATGCTTATATTGGAGTTGCTACGATTGGATTTGCAACGATAACAAATTCATATCTTGGAATATCAACTATTGGATTTATTACCGCAACCACTGGTTATGTTGGAATTTTAACGGTTACTGAAATTAATATTGATAGAACAAATTTAACTAATTTGAATGTAACTGGAATTGCAACCATAGCAACATTAGGTGTTACTGGGGTTACGACTACTAAGTTTTTAAATGTTATTGGAGTTACCACTACTGATAATTTGAGAGTTACTGGTATTAGTACACTCCAATCTACCACTTTAATCGGTATAGGCACTTCTACTGGAACATCAAATCAAATACTTCAAGCATTTGGAGGTGTTTATGTTTCTGGTAATGTTGGTATCGGAACTACAAATCCATCAGACCTCTTAGATGTAAATGGTAATACAAGACTTCGTTCAGGCCTTAAAGATTATTATGGAAATGTAGGTGCTGCTGGGTCTATTTTAACAGTTGTTGGTGCCGGGGTTGGAGTTAGTTGGACTACTCCTTATGCTGCCGGACTTCAGGGATTACAAGGCCTTCAAGGAACTCAAGGTATTCAAGGAACTCAGGGTCTACAAGGTATTCAAGGACTTCAAGGAACTCAAGGTATTCAAGGGACTCAAGGTATTCAAGGAACTACAGGTACTGCTACTCAAGGAACTCAAGGTCTACAAGGTATTCAAGGACTTCAAGGAACTCAAGGTATTCAAGGGACTCAAGGTATTCAAGGAACTACAGGTACTGCTACTCAAGGAACTCAAGGAACTACAGGTACTGCTACTCAAGGAACTCAAGGAACTACAGGAACTCAAGGAGCCGCAGGTACTGCTACTCAAGGTACAACAGGAACTCAAGGAACTACAGGTACTGCTACTCAAGGAACTCAAGGAACTACAGGAACTCAAGGAGCCGCAGGTACTGCTACTCAAGGTACAACAGGAACTCAAGGAGCCGCAGGTACTGCTACTCAAGGTACAACAGGAACTCAAGGAGCCGCAGGTACTGCTACTCAAGGT